CGGTACGCAAACTGCAGGCGGTGGTGCGCGGCGAGAAGCGCAGCAATACTGCAGCGGCGAAGATTGCCATGGCGACAATCACAGGGATATAATTTGCAATCGTTTTTTTGATAACGTAGTTTTGAGACAATGCGGGCGGGCGTGCAAAGTCTACGCCGCCGCATCCAAAGAAAAACAACCCGGCTCAAAGTAAGCCTGCACGATTCACACAGTGTCTCGTTAGCAGGCTTTTTTTGTGCCAAAACAACGAACGGAGAAATACAATGCTGACGGATTTACGACAGCAGATCTCGGCTGCACTGGTTGCCGCGCAAGCGATCCAGACGACCGCCGAGACAGACGACCGCGATATATCGGCGGATGAACTGGTGACAATCCAGGGCCATCTCGATCGCGTCGAGACAATCAAGGCACAGGTAGCGACCATCGAGCGGCTCGACGACGCTGCTGCATCGGTGACCGCACCGCGCACGCCGGCAACGGTACAGGATACGGCAACCACTGCGGCTGATACTGCACCGGAATTTACCGGCAATATCCAGACGCACGACTGCCGGGCCGACAACCCGTCGCATGAGTTCCACCACATGGGCGACTTCGCCTCTGCGGTTTTCTCTGCTGCACAGCCTGGCATGATGGCCGACGAGCGCCTGTCGTTCTTCGCTGCTGCCGGTGACGCCAGCGGGATGAACCAGACAGTCGGCGCAGACGGTGGCTTCGGCGTTCCTCCATCCTTCGCGAATGCGATCTGGGATGGCTTGAATGCACGCGGCGACAACCTGCTGGCCCGCACGGATCAGCTCACCGTCACCGGCGAGTCGATCAGCATCCCGGCAAATGCCGAGACATCCAGAGCAGCCGGCAGCCGTTACGGTGGCGTCCGAGGCTATTGGATCAGCGAGGCCGAGTCTATCACGACTTCGACGCCGAAGCTGCGAATGGTCAAGGTCGAGCCGCAGCAGTTGGCTGTGCTGGTCTACGCGACGAACAAGCTACTGTCGAACAATGCAGTTGCTCTTGACCAGTACATCACCCGCGCTGCAGTTGACGAAATCAACTTTATGACGGGCGATGCGATTGTCAACGGTTCCGGCGCCGGCCAGCCTCTCGGCTTGCTTAATTCCGGCAGCCTGGTGACGGTTGCGAAGGAGTCAGGACAGGCGGCAGACACGCTGCTTGCGGCGAACATCGACAAGATGTGGTCACGGTTGCATCCGAACAGCCGGGCAAATGCGGTGTGGCTGGTGAATGTTGACTGCGAACCGCAGTTGCAGGCACTGGTGCAGGATACAAACGGTGGCGTGCCGCTGTTCCGCCCGGCCAATGGCCTCATCGGTCAGCAGCTCGACACGCTGAAGAACCGTCCGCTGATCCCGGTCGAGTATTGCGCGACCATCGGCGATGCCGGCGACATAATCCTGGCCGACCTGTCTGCATACGTCAGTGGCGTGCGCGGTGGGATCGAGCAGGCCATGAGCGTGCATCTCAAGTTCGACAGTGCGCAGAGTGCTTTCCGCTTCATCTTCGAGGTGGACGGTCAGCCGTACTTGAATGCAGCGCTGACGCCGTTCAAGGGCAGCAACACTCTGTCAACGCACATCAACCTCGCCGTCAGAGCGTAACCACAAAACCCAGGAGACAAGACAATGAGCGCACGTTTATCTGAAACAGTTCATATCGTGAACGGTCTGTCGCCAGTGGCTGACGCCCTGGCCGGCACGACTAATAGTGACATCGTGAACATGGAGGGATACGGCAAGTGTACTTTCCTCGTCCACGCCGGAGTCGGCACCACGGGTACGAGTACCTTCACGGTCGAGGCCAGTGACGATGTGAGTGCCAGCAATACGACTGCGATCAAGTTCGCATACCGTCAAATCACCACCGGAGATACACACGGTGCCTTGACCAATGCAGCGGCAGCCGGCTACACGAACACCGCTGGCAGTAATGACATCGAGGTAATCGAGGTGAGTGCTGAAGATTTGAGTAGCACCGGTTACAGCTATGTCAGATTGCACGCAGTCGAGTCTGCGAATGATCCGGTATTGGCAGGGATATTGATCGTCCTGTCAGATCCCAGGTTCCCGCAGTCGGTGACTGATTCGGCGATAGTCTAAAAGCGATAGAATCGCCGAGCCACCCGTGAAACGGCGGCGCCTTAGTAGCGGGCCTCGGCATATTCTTTTGACAGAGGAGGGCGGAGTATGTCAGCGAGTGTTTACACATTCCAGAAGCGTTACACGCCAGACACCGGCGGTCGTGAGTTCTTGGCAGGTGACAAGGTGCCGGCGGATGAGATCACGCCGGAACTTGCGAAGGTACTGGTGGCCGGCGGATACTGCACGGCCCCGAAGAAACGGGCAGCAGCGAAGAAGACAGCAACGAAGAAAACATGAACCTGCACCAATCGCAGCTCGCGACCTGGTCGCCGGTCACGCTGGCCGATGCCAAGCAGCACAGCCGGATCGACATCGACGACGACAATGCGCTGATCACGGCGCAACTGTCGGCAGCGGTGGTGCGTGGCGAGCAGGTGACCAACCGGCAATTCGCGCCGGCTACATGGGTGCTTAAGCTGGACGCATTCCCAGGCACCGACACGATCGAGCTGCCGAAGCCACCGCTGCTATCCGTATCCTCGATCCAGTACGTCGATACCGATGGTGCAACGCAGACA